GAAGTATTAGCCCAGATCCCGGAGCCCTGAGCCCCATCCCCCCCTCTCCTTAAAGGTTCTCCCCCCCTTCCCCACAAAACGCCACCACACGGCAAAAAAGTATGGTATCTTTCGTCCACGAAGGAGAACTCATGGGAAATAAAAAGCAGAGGCATGCAGCAAAATTTGTGAAGAGCGCTCCCCCAGCGCAACCCCAAATGGCGTTGATTTCGGTCACCCCGATTCTTGACGGAAAGGTTGACCATGGCTACACCCACTCGTTGTTGAACATCCAGCGGGCCTGTTTGCAGGTTGGGATGAACTTCAACTGGAGCTTTGTGATTGGAAATTCCATTCTTCCGGCGGCGCGAAATCGCTGCGTTGCTAAGTTTATGGACGAGTCGACTGCAACGCATATGCTGATGCTTGATGCCGACATCACCGTAAATTGGCAGGATGTCATGATTGCGGTTGCCTCCGGAAAAGAGGTTGTCGCTCTTCCCTGCATCAAGCGGCGGGTAGACTGGGATCGAGCGGTGGCGGCTATGCGCGACAGGCCAGAAGTTCCAGCGCGCTACATTGAAACGGTTATGGGCAAGCCAAACTTTATTCTGGACTCAAATGCCCCAGAGTCAACCGAGGAAGAGGCAAAGCTTGGTCTCATGCAGGCAACACACGCCGGCACCGGTTGTATGATTGTGCAGCGACAAGCGTTTGAGAGAATGCAAAAAGCGCATCCGGATCGCTGGTACACCGAAAACGTCAACGAGCAAGACATCAAGACGTTTGAATATTTTCGATACGGCAGACGCGACGGGTTTTTTATCGGAGAAGATTACAACTTCTGCGATGAGTTCCGCGCAGCTGGTGGACAAATCTGGGTTAAGGTTGATGGGCAAACACGCCACTCAACATCACTGGGTTTGATGTATGATCTTGCGGGGCTGCATGCCCTGGAAGGGGAGAGGTAACATGGATCTTGGAACATTCGTAGTTGGGTTTATCATTGGATTTTTTTGTAGCGCGCTATTGCTTGCCGGGGGTATGTCCATGAAGGTGGCTGAGGGAGAGCGAAAAGCATGGACTGAGGCCATTGGGGTATTCATTGGCCTGCAGCAAGAGCACGCAAAATGGCATGAAGAGGAGCGCCGACAGAAGATGCCAGACCTGACCGGTCCAAAGCGCAAGGCACACTGATGCAGCAGCCAAGGATTGGCGCCACCCTAAAGCGCTTCCCAAAACTGTGGGTCTCCACGCCAACCCTAGACGGCCGCATTACCGTTGAATACGTGCGCGCCTATGACAACCTCAAGGCCGCACTGTTTCAGCAGCGCATCAACACCAACATAGATTTTTTGCAGGGGAATTCTATTCTTCCAGCAGCTCGAAACTTTTTGGTCAACCGGTTTATGCAGTCAGATGCGGACTGGATTCTCATGGTTGACTCTGATATCAGCTATGACCCAAAAGATATTCTTGCGTGTCTTCCGCACCTAGAAAATGCTGTTATTGGCCTTCCGTGCTGCAAAAAGTTTGCTAAATGGGACCGCATTGCTGAAACCATTCGGCTTAACCCAGACTATTCGCCAAGCGACATCCCGGCAATTCTTGCCGACGCAAACTTTGCAATTCCTGAAAGCGGAATCCTGCGAACAGACGAATATGGGCTGGCCAACGTAGAGTGGATTGGCACCGGGGCTATGCTGACATCCCGACAGGCGCTCGAAACAATTATTGCCGCAAACCCGGGCGACAGAGTTGAGATTGACAAGCAAGCCGCCCAAGAGTTTTTCCGCTATGAGTCGATGCAGGAAGAGAAAAACGGCGTTAAGTGGACCAGGTATTACGGAGAGGACGTCTCGTTCTGCCGACTGGCCAAGCGATCAGGGGTAGCAGTTAAGGCAAAGATGGACGCGAGGACCGGGCATGCTGGATTCTTCGACTACCGGTTTGACGCAGCTGCTGTAAGCAAGCTTAAGAACGTTCCTGCTCCGAAAAAGGATTGAACCGAGACTCCTCTAGCGGGTAGGCGTAAGAGAGCCAATTTGATCTAATCTCTCTGCCGGGGATGTCTGAACCTTCCAGCTTTGGCAAGTAGGCTAAGACATGTTCTCTTGCGCTAAATTGCCGAAGATCGACGTGAGCAGTTTCTGGAGTTGACGAAATCACGCAATCAAACTTTGGAATAATTTTTGCAGCAGACCATTCCAGCATTACTTTGCTGGCGACATCCCCAAAATCCAACGCAACAATGTAGGGATCTGGAAGCGTAACCGTCGTGAAGGACTCTTCCGCCCGGATTCCAAGGTTGTGTAGGATGTAGGAGACGCGCTGCTTGCTGATGCCGTGCATCCGTCCGATTTCGTTGGCCGTGTAGCCGTCCAAGAACAAGCGACCGATTTCTTCATTGCGATCCTTCTTGCTAGATTTCACGGCAGCTCTCGCATAGCAACACATAGGCTTCGTGGTCGTAGCATGCAACAAATGTTTCTTCGCATGCATCGCATATTCGAGCAGACAAAGCCATACCGCACGAGTCACCGCACTCCTCTAGAGTTGAATCGTCGTCTGGCGTTGGGAACGGTGCAAAGATGTATGTCATCGCTTCTTACCTGCGTCTGCTGAGATACTTGGGCCACACTTCTTGTGGTACTTGCGGAGCGCCGAGCGCCGAGCTGCGCCTTCTGGAAACCAAATGTGCTTCCAGGTGCTTATTTCATTTGACATAATATTAGTGTTGCATGAGTAACAGATAGAGCTAGTTAGATGAGCCGCCTTTGGGGACGATTTAACTGCAATCTTCGCATTGCTCTTTCCGGCCATACAACCTCCATAATCCGGCGGCGGGGTCGGCATGCGATCAAACACACCGACCCGTCCAACACGGGTCACCCCACCGAAATCTGGGAAAACGCCCAGAGACGCTATGCCCCGGTTGGAATGGGGCAGTACCACAAGATAGTGTTATCTCTTAGGCCAGCGCAATCCTGTGAAAATCTACGTTGGGTATGTTATAGTGCCCCCTATGAGCAACATACCGCCACCAAGCCCCAAGGCTGCGGCTATCTGGTATCTATGGGCCTCGTCTTTCCATATGGCGATGTCGTATGCGCCAAGATGGTCAAATGACGTCGAGCCATACTCGGTGCATTTTCCAAACAATGTGCAAGGAGAAGATTTTGTGCGCTTAAACGAAGAAGAAGCCCAGTGGCTTATCTCAACAAAAACGGCCGCAAAGAATGGCTAAGACACTGCTTATCGTTCCAACCAGGCACCGGCCAAAGTCTTGTGACGAGCTGCTGGCACAGTTCAGCGAAACCGCTCAAGACTGCGACATTTTGTTTGGCATTGATGAAGACGACTTTTCTCCGTATTCCGATGAGGTCATGGCCAGGGCCGCAATAAACCCACGGCTGCGCATGTGCGGCACTCTTAATTTGCTTGCAGCGAAGCACGCAAATGATTACGAGTACCTTGCCTTTATGGGCGATGATCACCGCCCCATGACAAAAGCCTGGGATACCGAGCTTGCCGGCGGCATTGGCGAGCGGGATGGCGTTGCATACGGAAACGATCTTTTGCAGCGACAGAATTTGCCAACGGCAGTGCTCATGTCCGCCTCAATCGTTCGATCCATTGGCTACATGGCGCCACCGGAGTTGATTCACATGTACATGGACAACTTCTGGAAGATGCTTGGGCAAGATCTTAACCACCTTATTTATCGGGACGACGTGATCATTGAGCACCTGCACCCCATTGCCGGCAAGGCCCAGAACGACGCTGGGTATGTTGAGGTCAACAGCCCGGAAGTGTACTCAAAAGATCTGGTTTCTTTTGAGCAATATATCCGCGACCGCTACGCACAGGACCTGCAAAAGATTCTCAACAAGTGAAAAACGTTATTTCCTACGTGCTATTCGGCTCACAAAGGCGCTACATTGTTGGTGCATTTATCAACGTTATCCTTGCTGCAAAAATCTACCCAGAGTTTGCCGTTCGCATCTACATCGGCAAAGACGTCCCGGCCTGGGTTACTGCCGAGCTCAAAAAGTTTAAAAATGTTGAGCTGAAGATCGTTCCGCCAAGCAACGACTGGTTTGCATACGCCTGGAGATTTCTTGCATTTGCTGACCGCGAGGTAGACATTGTCCTGGTCCGCGACATTGATGCGCGCCTAACCGTGCGGGAGCGGCGAGCGTATGAAGAATGGTACGAAAGCGGCCTAGACTTTCACGTCATGAAGGACCATGCAATCGGCCATCAACGCTGGCCAATGGGCGGCGGAATGTGGGGAGGGTATGCAGACAGGCTACGCAATATGGCCACAATGATGGGCCTGTACATGCAAGAGGCTAATACAAAAGAACCATATCTTGCAGATCAGGCATTTCTAGAAAAAAAGGTTTGGCCGAGAGTGCAAAAAAGTTGCTTGATTCATGATAGCTATTTTGACACCAAGGTTCTTGCCCCAAGCATCACGAAAAAGTTTCCAATCGAGCTAGAGAATCCGGCAAACCATGTTGGCGCCGCCTTGGACGAAAATGACTATTTTGTCTTCTGGGAAGACGAAAGCCTATCTGTCAAGAATGGCGGAATTGGCAAGTTTGAATATGACCTAGAGCTCTTGGAGGGGCTGTAATGAACATCTTAATTACCGGGCATCGCGGATTTGTTGGTCGACATTTTCAGAAATTTTATGAAAGCCAGGGTCACACAATCCTTGGTGTTGACATCGTTGACTCAATGGACGTGCGTAAGTTTTTTTCTCTGGCAAATCACACCAAGTTTGACCTGGTGATTCACCTTGCTGCGGTCGTGGGTGGTCGGGCAAAGATTGAGGGCAACCCGCTGTCTGTAGCAGTAGACCTCTCAATCGATGCAGAAATGTGGCAGTGGGCAATCCGGACCAAGCAGCCCCGGGTGGTGTATTTTTCCTCCTCTGCGGCATACCCGGTTGAACTTCAGCGGAAGCAGTCGCACAAAAAGCTAGTTGAGTCCGATATCAACCTGGATGACATTCGTAACCCTGATTTGACATATGGCTGGTCAAAACTCACCGGCGAGTACCTAGCTCAGTTCGCTGAGGCAGAAGGTGTCCGGACGCACGTGTTCCGACCGTTCTCCGGCTATGGCGAAGATCAAGCGCTAGACTACCCATTTCCTTCGTTTATTGAGCGGGGGAAGAACCGCGAAAACCCATTTGTGATTTGGGGCGACGGAACCCAAACGCGTGACTTTGTGCACATTAGCGACGTAGTCAACTGCGTTGACGCGGCGGTGAAGCAGGACTATCGCGGGCCACTAAACATTGGCACAGGGCATCCGACTAGCTTTAAACAGCTTGGAGAGATGGTTGCAAAGGCAGAAGGATATTTCCCAAAATTCAAATTTTTAACAGATAAGCCTGAAGGTGTAAACTGGCGAGTGGCAGACATTTCCGCTATGCTGCAGGTATACACACCGAAGATTGATCTTGAGACAGGAATTAAGCGCGC